GTGGTGATGCAGATGCCTCTCGAACTCTCTTGGCCGCCTTCGATCAACCACTACTGGCGGCATGTGCCGTTCAAGACGCGGACCGGCAAGACAATCGTCAAGGCGCTCATTTCTGCCCCTGGGCGGGCGTATAAGCGACAAATCGCCGCTGAGATAGCCCAACGCTCATGCGAGGGCAAAAAACGCATGACAGGGCAATTTTCGGGCCGTCTCCGCATTGACGTCGTTTTGTGCGCCCCAGACCGCCGCAACTACGACATCGACAACCGCCTCAAGCCGCTGCTCGACGCCCTCGTCGAGGCCCGCGTCATGCGAGACGACGAGCAGGTCGACCTCCTCACCGTCCGGCGTGGCCCTGTTGTCCAGGGCGGCATGGTCAAGGTCTGGATTCAAGAACTGCAAAACCAAGGGAGTCTGCTGGATGACTGAAGAAAACATGTGCGACGAGTGCAAACGACCCTGCGACAAATGCGACGCTCCAATCGGAACCCTGCTCTACGAAGAAAAAATGCGCATTTTCGGCAACGGCAATTCCGGCGCCGGGAATGAGCTGCTGAACAAGATCATCGTCGGCCTGCGCCGCGCCCGTCGCCTGCACCCCGTCTTCGCGGAGGGAGAGTGGCAGGGCCTCGGCGTCATCTCCGGCGAGATAGGGGAACTGGTCAGAGCCGTCGAGAAGGGCGAGGGCCGAGACCGCGAGAAGGCCGAGGTCATCGACAGCATCGTTGTTCTCATCCGCTTCTGGCTCGAGGAGCACGAGCTGCCGGTCCCCTTGGAGGGGTAGCGAAAGATGGAGCAGCCCCGGCGGTGCGCTCAGTGTCTGGCGTTTTTTTCCCCGTATCACAGCGGAGACCGCTTCTGCTCCGACTACTGCCGCCACGCCTGGCACGACGCCCGCAGACGAAGTGAACGCAGGGAGGCCCGCACCGCAAATGACGCCATTCTCCAGCGGCAAAAAAATTTTTACGAAAATTTCAAGAAATGTCTGTGCCACGAATCTTTTTCGGTCTACGGTTGTTCCAAAAAAGAGGTGCAGGGCTGAAATGGACAAGTACGATCTGGCGTATCGCTTCGTGGCAAAGTGGGAAGGCGGGCTAAGTGACGACCCCGCCGACCGTGGCGGCATTACCCACTGGGGTGTCTCCATCGAGTTCCTCCGCGACTGCGCCCGCATCGACTCCTCCCGATGCCTGCACCTGGGCATCGAAGAGCCCATAACGCGCGAGACCATCAAGGCTCTCACCCAGGAACAAGCGCGAGCCCTCTTCCGCTGGAGGTTCTGGGACGTGCCGGGTTTCGAAAGGTACGATGCGCCACTCGCCGTGACACTGTTCGATTGCTCGGTAAACCATGGTGTCAAGCGGGCGATTTTGTTGGCCCAAAAGGCGTTCAACTATGTGTGCCCCGACCAGGGATACTGGTTGATCGTCGACGGTATTCAAGGGCCGAAGACTCGGGCTGCTTTGCCGACGGTTAACCCCGTCGTGTTGTCTCTGGCTATCATCTCGGCCCGCAGGGATTTCTACCGGGCCATCGTCAAGAGCAACGCGAGCCAGAAGGTTTTTCTCAAGGGCTGGCTCAACCGCGCCGACGATCTTGAAAAGTACGTCGGCAATCTGGAGCTCTCGTCATGAAGACGACCACAGTTGCGGGAATCTGCGCGGTCTTACTCGTCTTGGCCGGATTTTCTCTGGCGCACCTGCAATCCCGCAACCGCGATCTGAACCGAACAATCGCGACGCTTAGGCTCGAATCAAAGGCGAAGGATGCCGCGATAGAAACTCGCACAAAGGCTCTCAAGGAGGCCCAACAACATGCACAAGAGCGGCAAAAGGCCATGGAAGCGGCTTTACAGGCCGCTGGCATTTGGAGCGGTCAGCAGCTGCCTGATTCTGTGCGCGGCCTGCTCTGCGGCCCCACGCGAGGCGACAGTGGCGTTGCCTCCGGCCTCGTTGATGGAGCCTATTGCAATCCCAGACCGGTCCCAGGCCAAAACGCAGGGCGATCTGGTCAGGCTGCTGATTGAGGACGAGGCAACAATGGAGCGGACAAATGCGAACCTTGAGGCTCTCAGACGGTGGCGACAGGTCATGGAGGCGGGATCGAATGACTAACCCGTGCGAAGGTTTCGCCCCGCTTGTCCAGGGCATCGCCGTGCCGCTGTGTCTGGCGGTCGCGGCCACGTTCACAAGGCTGTGCCGCGTCGGTTGGCACAGCTGGACTCAGCTTTTTTCGGGGCTGATTGTGAGCAGTTTCGTTGCCGTCCTCGTCTTCTGGGGACTCGATTACTTCGAGTGGAGCCCCACTGTAGACGCCGCTGTGATTGGTATGAGCGCATACATGGGCGGCACGCTGCTTGATATTTTGGTCTTTCGCATCCGCAAGACAGTGCAGTCTGTGGATCTCGCAACCGGAGAAAAGAAGCAATGATGCAGCCAGATGAAAAAGGTATGATCGGAAAAGGCGTGAAGTGGGAACGTATCCGCAGGATCACTGGATACCTCGTCGGCACGTTGGACCGCTTCAATAACGCCAAGCGCGCCGAAGAGCACGACCGCGTCAAGCACGACGGCGGGATGAAGCAGGAGATCTAAATCTATGGCGCGGCCTTTGAGTCCAAAACAAGAGATGTTCGTCAAGGAGTACCTTGTCGACCTCAACGCCACTCAGGCCGCAAAACGTGCCGGATATAACGCAAAAACGGCATACAGCCAAGGCCAGCGGCTGTTGAAGAAAGTTGAGATTCAAAGCGCCATCGCCGCAGCCCAGCAGGATCGAGCAAAGAGGGTCGAAATCTCCCAGGATTACGTCCTGTCCAACCTTACAGAGATAGTCGAGCGCACCATGCAGCGCGCTCCTGTTTGCAACATGAAAGGGGAACAGGTGCAAGATGACGAGGGAAACAACCTCTGGGAGTTCGACGCGAAGAGCGCAAACCGGGCTTTGGAGTTGCTGGGCAAGCATCTCGGTCTGTTCACAGACAAGGTGCAGCAGGAAGTCTCCGGGCCCGGCGGCGGGCCGGTGGAGCAAAAGTTCGTAGTGGAATTCGTGAGGCCAGTCACGAAATAGGCCTCCGCAAGGGGCGTCCGGGGTTCCTCGCAATCTCCTTGCCCCGGACGCAACAAAGGACAGAACATGGGCGACAGGGTTCAGATACCGGAAGCATTCGCAGGGCTGTTCGAGCCGCACCGCTTCAAAATCTACTACGGTGGACGCGGCGGCGGGAAGAGCCGCTCTTTCGCCACCGCCCTGCTCGTCATGGGGCGGCAGCGCCCCGTGCGCGTCCTTTGCGCCCGCGAGATCCAGAACAGCATCAGGGACTCTGTCAAGCGCCTCCTCGACGACGAGATCGCCCGCCTCGGGTTCGAGGGCTTCTACGCCAGCACTGACGCGGAGATACGCGGCGCAAACGGCTCGCTCTTTCTCTTCGCCGGCCTGCGCACGAATCCCGAGCGCATCAAGTCCTACGAAGGTCTGACGCACTGCTGGATCGAAGAGGCCGAGACGATCTCTCAAAAGTCTCTGGACCTGCTCATCCCGACCATGCGCACTGAGGGCAGCGAGATCTGGATGTCGTTCAACCCTGACCGGGTCAATTCGCCCGTCTGGGAGATGTTCGTCATCGGCACGCCGCCTCCGGACAGCCTGGTGCACAAGGTCGGATACCGCGACAACCCATGGTTCCCTGATGTCCTACGCGCCGAGATGGAGCACTGCAAGGCGACTGACCCCGACAAGTATGACCACATCTGGGAGGGCAACCCTGTCCTGGTGGCGTCAGGCAGCTACTACGGCAAGCTGCTGCAGGCTGCCGAAGCCGCCGACCGCATCACGACCGTTCCCGTCGAACCGCATCTGCTGGTCAACACTGCCTGGGACCTTGGCGTCGCTGACAGCACGGCCATCTGGTTTTTCCAGTTCCTGCCCGTCGGCCATGCCGGCGAGTGGCGTTTCGTCGACTACTACGAGGCATCGGGCGAGTCGCTTGCCCACTATGCCAAGGTGCTGGCCGAGAAGGGCTACCAGTACGGCGTCCACATCGCGCCGCATGACATCGCCGTGCGCGAGCTGGGCAGCGGAAAAAGCCGCCTGGAGACGGCCGCACAGCTCGGCATCAATTTCCGCGTCTGCCCGCAGCAGAGTGTCAGCGACGGCATCGAGGCTGTGCGTCAAGTGATCCCCGTGGCGTGGTTCGACCGCGAGAAATGCAAGGCGGGACTCCAGTGCCTGTGGGGCTATCAGCGCGAGTGGGACGACGTGATGGGCTGCTTCAAGGACAAGCCGCGCCACGATTGGACGTCCCATGGCGCTGACGCCATGCGCTACGCGGCGGTCGGCTACTATCGTCCCGTGGATCTTTCGGACGCGCCG